TGCCGGGATGACTACCAGCGTCGAACGATACAAGGCAGATAAAAAAAGCCCCGCGAGGGGCTTGGTCATTTGGTCAACCGTTGATTATTGTTCTTGCAACGAAGTCAATCGGCAGCTCTTTGTACTCCTCCAGCAGCCCCGCAAGGTCCACCAGGGCACACTGTGCAGCGGAGAATCGGCCCTCCTCTGGTATGCGCTGGCCGGATTTCCACAGGCTTAGTGTGTTAATTGGCAGCCCGGCCTTGTGCTGTATTGCACGCTGCTCAATTCCCAAGTAATTCGCTGTCGCCAAGAGGTCGTAAATATCTTTCCTCATTTCATCACCTTTATGTTTACATTAACTGAATGAGCGTATATGGTAACACAACACTAAGGAGAAAGTGAAACATGACAAACATACAGCCAGTACCCGCAATCAGCATTCTTGCCTGCGTCATCTTTATCGCTCTGATCTTAAGCGCGACAGATGCCAACGAAAATCAGGCGGCGGTGCAAGATCATTACTGCGAAATGCGGGCAATATTCAAGGCCACTGATTCAAAATACGGCTGGCCAAAACTTGACGGATATGGAGAGTGCAAATGACCGACTACAACACGCAAGCCATGGACCACCACCAGCGCATAATTGACCAGCAGGCAGACGAAGAAGCGGCTCTGGAAAAGTACCGCGAGGACTTTGCAGAAATGCTTATGCAAGAGTACACGGAAGACAATCACAAACTAAGCTGGCAGGCCGCAGAATGGCTAGGTGAAGAAAGCACGCAGCTTGAAGACTACCTGTTCTCGGCGATGACAGACCCTGACTATGACATGGCCGAAACCTGGCGCGATTGGCTGACCGATAAGTTTGTCGCGCTAGCTGACAGTATGAGCGGCAAAGAGATTGACGAGTATCAGCGGGAGAATTTTTAATGGATAGCAGAGAAGCATTTGAAAAGTGGGCGGCATCCAAGATGAAGAATTTTGCAGGATGGATAGATTTATCGCTAGTTAGTCCGTCGGGCCATAATGAATGGACTTACGCAACAAAGGCGGCAGAGTCATCATGGAGGGCATGGCAAGCCAGCCGCCAGGCGCTTGAGGGTGAGAGCCGCCCCAGCATCGGCCAGCGCAAAGCCGCACAGATTGGCCCCTTCATTGGCGTACTGGCGCAGAACCAGGACGGCAGAGTTTGTGCGGTGACTGATATGGGCCGGTGTACTTGGCTTAGCGAAGATGTGACAGAATGTCCATACCCGTGCGGCTGGTGTGACCTGCAATCAATCGCAATAAACAAAGCTGCGTTTATTGCCCGGTCAGCAGAGGATGACATTGGAACACCTTTTGAGGATATTCGGCAAGCTGGAGCAGAGCTTGGCCGCATCGCCATTAAACTTTGCAGTTTGGCCATTAAGCAGGAGCAGAAGTCATGAGAAACAAGCCAGCCACTAAACGCGAAATCGAAGAAATCCTACGCCGGTACAAGCAACGGGATGCGCTAAAGATTGAGCGCAAGAATTACACGATGGTGATGATTGGTGCTCGTTACGACGTAGCGGCCAGTACTGTCAACTACTTAGCCAAAGGCTTCAAGACCAACAGCATAGACGCAGAGATCGTGGAAAAGGTCCGGGCAGAGCATCAATACGGCGTGAAATTAGACGCGCTCATATTGCAGGACAAATCAAAGCAAATTGGCGAAGATATGAAACGGTCACCACGTAACGTCGAGAAGCTGTGGGCACAGCATCGTGTGGATGCACCTGTGAGCGTTGATCTGCCTTACTCTGACGGGTATCACAGGATCTACACAAAGCCGCTCACGCCATCGCCAGGGCCGTTCGTGGCGTACTACTGAGTCGGCGGATTAGAGCAGGGGGTGGGGGGTTGCTTGCGGATTTCGTGCAGCTCCTGATCTCTCTTTTCGCGTTTCTTTTGAAAGTGCAGGTTGACAAAGAAAGTGGCTACACCAAATCCGGTGGCAATCATCATCATTACCTCGTTAACTGTCATCGCGCCCCATGTAAATACTATTCCGTTTGTCAGATATGTCGAGCTGGCTGCAATCGAGTCTGGCTTCAAAGCACTTGGGGCGCTTTCTACTACAGTCTTTAGAGTCATGCGTCTGGCTCGTTTTGAGTTGCGTTTAATTACAAGTATTGTATCACCTCACTTGCCAAGAATCTTTCCAAGCAAACCAGACCCGCTGATTTCCTTTGTGATCTTTTCCGCACTGCGCCCAATCACATAACCACCAAGGCCCAGCTTAATCAGCCCGAACAAAGACAGTATGGCTTCCTCTGACAAGTTCTCAGGTGTGTAGCCAAACCAGTATGCACCGACCAGAAAGCTAAACCACACCATAGTCAAAGGTCGCCAGTTGCGTTGCAGCCATGAATCGCCCTTTGCCTCTGCCTGCACAGCCTGCCCGCGAACTTCGAGCCGAGTCTGCTCCAGCTGTGCCTCAATCTGCCGTATCTTGACAGCGGCCATTGGGTCAGACTTTATTGCCGCGGCTACGGCGTCCGGTGTGCTGTCTACGCCGAGCGCACTGGCCAGCATAGCGCCTATGGCACCACCGGCAGGCCCGGCAAGCAAAGAGCCTGCCACGGGTGCAACATTGCCCACAACGTCTTTGATTTTGTCCCATGCACTCATGTCATAGATCCAGTGTGGTCGCCCATGCGTGGGCGTCAAACGTAGGGCAGGTCTTGCCGCTGTCAAAGTCGCGGTGTCCGTACACGTAAGCAGCCGTTAAGCCGTGCCGCTTGCAGATGTCAGTGACAAGAAACGAAAGGCCGCGCCATTGCGCCGAGGTGAAATTACAGCCAGGTTTGCCGCCCACCATACAAATCCCCAGCGTGCCCCGGTTGTGGCCGTAAACGTGAGCGCCTACTTCCTCCTCTATGTCGCCGTCGCCATCCAGGTCACGGCCAGTCTCCACAAGCCCGCTGCGCCGTACAACGTAGTGATAGCCTATATCTGACCAGCCATTGCCATCAACGTGCCAGCGGCGTATCTCTGCTGCACCCACGTCCATGCTTGCCGGGGTGTCTGCTGCGTGGATGATTACTTTGCTGATTTTCATAGCGAACGCTCCTAATTTACCAAGGCGCTGGCATAACGTAACTCAACGCTACGTAATCAAGCCCCGTATTCGGATCATGTATTCCTGCGCTGCTATGGTGCACATACTCAAGCCGGAACACTTTGCTAAATTCAACGCCCAAGCCTAGCCGGAAGTTGCTAGAGCCGATCAGCGTGCTGCCAGTGTTGTGGCTGACCCCGAGCCGGACGTATGGCTCTGCACCTTTATAGCCCCAGCCAGGGCGCGTAATGTACGACACTGAGTAGATAGACATCTGATCCTGATGCCCGTTCTTTGTGTCACCTGCACCCATCAACGTGGCCTGCACTTCCCAGCCGTTGCGCTCGTATCCGATTTCGCCAACAGTGGCCGAAGAATTTAGGATTGATTTGCCCAAGCCGATGTTGACGGTGTCGGCGCGGGCTGTTGCGGCGTATCCGGCTGCGATGAGTATTACGACAAAAAGCGCTACTGCTATTCTGGTTTTGTTCATGGCCATACAACCTCGCTTAAGTCCGTTAGCGTGCCTGCCGTAATCTGTGCAGCGTACTCGCCCTCGGCTGCAATTAGCGCGACTCTGCGCATCCCTACGGCGCGGTATGCGTCAAACACATCGGCCAGCGGGTGATCGAAGTGAAACTCGTCGTCTGAACACTTCCAATTTGAAAACTCGGTTAGGCCCGCGTTGTCCATAAACGCGATCGCCTCTTGCAGCGCTTGGCGGTTGCCGGGGTCGCCTGCGTAGCGGATGCCGTTTAATGTTACGCCTTGCCGCTCCTGTGCTTTGCGGGCGGCTGATAGCTGTGCGACCAATTGCTCAGGCGTTGGCGCTCTCAGAATAGCCAAGTCCTCATCACTGATGGCAACCAAGTTTTCTTTGATAAATTCGTCTTGTGAGCCGTCAGATTCGTATGCGTAAATCTCTTTTGTATCTGGATCAGTGTAATTTTTCATATTTATCCTTATCTAAGTTCAGCCCATTCACCAATATAAACAGAATTTATTTGATTAACTTTGTATACCGCTCCATTTGGCACAATTGCTGAAACTATAACGTACTTTTGGCCGCTGCCGGTACTGCTTACAAAATTCTCCACGACGCTCACCCCGTCCACAATCAACTTTAGGCCTATCGTGCTTGCGTTGCCGACGCTAGATACTGAAACGGATATAGGTTTTCCGGTTGAATTTGTGTAGTTTATACCAAGTGACCGACTACTTTTTACATTTTGCCAAGTCTGCCCAACGCCAATTTCATTTAGCGTTTGATCACCAGTGTTTGTTCCGCTTAGGTTTGTGGCGGATATGTTCCCCGCAAACGTAGCTCCTGATAGATTTGCCTTGGCATTAAGAAGGCTGTCAACTTCTGTTTCAGTGTAGGTTGTGGCTTGATCAGCTTTAGCGTCAAGAAGATTGTCAACTTCCGTCTCTGTGTAGGTTGTGGCCTTGTCCGCCTTGTCGTCAAGTAGGCCATCAACTTCCGTCTCGGTGTAGGTCGTGGCTTGGTTTGCTTTAGCGTCCACCTGAGCCCGAGTAGGTGCAAGCTCCCAGTTTGTGCCGTTGTCGTTGTCTGGATCTACAGTTGCATTGCCGCCATTTTTTAGCCGGTAAATTCCCGCTAAGGTAGTTACTACCGAACCTCTGTAATATTCCTGAGAGGTGTTCCACTCCGGTATGCCCTGCTGATGCAGGTAAGCAATAAGCTGGCCAAGAGTAAACGCCAGCCCGTTAAAGTCTTGCTTTGTTGGGTTGAAGGCAGGCCCGGTAATGCCCCAGCCCCGAAAAAAGTCTGCCACAACGTTGGCGTCTAGGGTGTCCGACTGCGACGTGTCACCGAATACTGTTCGTTCAGTGCCCACTGCTGAGCTGGCAAACGCCTTCACGTTGCCATCGAATCTGTCTATTTTTGCCATCTAGAAAGCTCCCGTAATTATTCTATAACTGTGATGTATCCGACCCCTTGAGGTTTAGGGATAAGCGATAAATCCAAAAGCGCATCAAGTGTGGTGCTATTAAAAAGGGGCGACACATGCAGAGTCAGTGTCATGTCATAGTTGTCTGTAACAAAGGCTAGCCCGCCAAAAATATTTATAACAGCTTGCTGTATTGACAAGGAATCATTGCCGGACATATAGGGGCCAAATGTATTCTTTGCAATCTTGGCACGAATAAACTGTCTGTATGCGTTGTCGTCAAGAACCAGATCAGTTGACGGCGATTCAAATTTATCTTGAAAAGGTGCGCGATCTTCTAAGGGCGAAAACTTATCGTCAAAGCCGCGAGAGTTTGGGTTCTCATCAAAGCCAAAGGCAATTTTAGGAATAGAAAAAGGGATTGCTCTGCCTATGCCTACAATTCGCCCAATGATGTCAAGGCGGTCATCGGTTGCTGTGTCTAGGTCAAATTCCCCTGTGAACGAGTCTATAAACTCAAATGTTTTTTTCCATACGCCTGCTTTAAACTCTATCTCGGCGTTAGCTTTTGGCTTCTCCCAATATTGCTTTATTAGGAGGTTAACGTAATCTGACTCAAAGCTCATGGGATGACCTCTGTTACAGTTACGTTATCTGCCAATATTCTGAGCTTGCCGTTCAAAGCAGTAGATATTCGCCCGTCCGTATACGTTGCGCCGTTATCACTGCTGATCTCTAAATTCGTGGGTATGAAGTTAGAGCCGCCTCTAAATGCAAGTTGATACAAGTCCCCCGCGAGCAGGTCATCGCCAATGCTGAATTGCTTTGTGGCGATTTCTTGGCGGATAGCTTCGTCATCTATCGGCAGGTTTGGGTTAATAAAAGTAGCATTTAAGCGAACAAGCACAGAAACAAAAACAGGCCGGTCAAACGTCATGGTGCTAACAATGGTAAAGATTGTTCCGTTTGGCCGAGTAAATTCCTCGGTAAAGTCTCCGGTTACAGCGCCAATCATGCCTTTGCCGCCCGTCTTGTTCTTAGTCATAGTCTCAACAATATTTGCCACTGAGCCGCCTTCGACAACTACAAGCAGACTGTGCGCCGGTATACTGTTGGAATCTGTTGTTGCCGTGTCGTTCTCATAAACAGCGACATCAATGACGTTCGGCACGCTTGCAAGTGCGTTAAACATCCGGCCTATGCTAGACGACTGCGGTGTTTCAAGCGACCTGTTGCGACGTACCCGAAGCTCTTGATCCGTTTCTTCGTCAATGCCCACGGTTGCAGATGACGGGTTTGTAACTGAGGTAACGCCAATAACAACAGTCACAGGGTTAACGATTGTGTCAGCGTCTGCGGCTATTGCGCCAAAGCTCAGAGCGAACAGCGTGACGGTTGTGGTCCCGGCGATCAGAGTTCTGACTGCAAGCGTTGACCACGACTGCCCTAGGTCGTCTTCTACGGTGTAATCAATCGGCAGGGTAAGCGGTCTATCAGTCACGACAGCAACGTCCACCTGCGACCGCGTGGCGGGCCTGCGCGTGATGCCGGACAGCTTAACGATAGAGTTCAGAGACTGGCCAAGGGCAAAGTCTGGATCGCGTTGATTGTATTCAAGTGCGCCGAACGACTGCGAATCAAGAACTAGCTGTGCCTCTATGGCTACGCGCTGACCGTCAGGGCTGTTCGGCTCAAGGTTTATATCTTCGCCATAGATTACCCGGTAGCCCGCCGCCAGCTCGTCATAGATTTCCTGAAAGGTCTGTACCTGAATGCCGTCTGGCGTGAATCGTGGCGCTGTCATGCGGTTAGCTCCAGGGTCTGCAAATCTTGTTGCGTGAAAACGTCGGTATATTGGAGTTCGATTGTAACACCTCTATTGGCATTTCGCCGAATTATGCCAAGCCGCTGAATAGAGATCACGCCGTCAGTCTGCAATACGGCAGATTCCACAGCGCGGATGATGCGCTTTTCCGTGCCAATGTTGCCTAAAAGTTGTATCCAATCTATGCCGGCTTCGGTGTTTAAGTACCAGTCGTTTCGGAAGGATCGCAGCCGCGTCAAAACGTTCTGTGCAATAGCGGCAGAGTCGCGCTTGTATACCGCCCGGCCCTTGCCGAATCGCCAATCTAAGTTGCTGTCTAGTCCACTGACCTGCATTATTGCGGCCCTCCTGTGCTGCCCGGCCCGGTATCTACGCCGCTGTGAGTGTGTGTGCCAAAGTCTATGCCGCCAATCGTCGCTGCTGCCACCACCAGCGTGCCGGTGCACGTAATGTCGCCGTTGACCTGTAGATTACCAGTGACAGTTAGATCGCCAATCTGGACCATGTTGCCTTGATGCGTATAGTTGCCGTCCTGATTCGTGTCGCCAGTCTGTTGGATAACGCTTGGTATGGTAATTGCGCTGGCCAGCGGGTTTACGCCAACAATTGCCAACCCGTCGCTGTAGTCGTGCATCCTAAATTCGGCAGGGCTTTGAAAGTCTGCGCCGCCGTACCACCGGTCGAAGCACCGCTCTGTCAGGATCAGCAGGCAGTAATCTCCCACGACTATCGGATAAGCTGTGTGGCTTCCGCCGCCTTGCATGAATACAGGCGGAACCATTGTGAACTCGGGCAACTCTATAGAAACTTTGTTAACGACTCGGTTAATGACCGGCTGTACGCTGATTGTTTTGGATTGCACGCCAGTCACTTTGGCAATAGTCGCAGTGTGCAGGTTGGACATTGCAAAAAAAATTGCATCATTAATGACGTCTATAAGCTGTCTTTTTTCATTCATAAAACCACCGTTCCTTGCCCTAGCATTCCGGTGCACGTCTGGCTCCATGCGTCCCCGTAGTTGTCGCCGCTATAAGTTATGGTTTCGATCTTGTAAACCCCGTCCATATACGGCGCTGTCGTGCTCTCTAGCTTGACGCGCCGCCCGATCTTTACGGTTGGATTGATAAGCGTCTGAAACGTCACGCGCTTGCTCTTACGCGTCGGCGTGCTGATTAGTCCCGTTGCTGCGCTAACAACTGAAATAAACCTGCTTGTCACCTCATCTTCTTTAATAATGTAAAGCTGCTCGTCTTCTATGTACCAGTTTTCCTCAGGCCCGACCATTTCGTTTATCAGCTCGACGCTGTTCCCCACTAAAACCTTGGGCCGTGTCAATACAGGCCGCTCGGTAATCTTGCCCACACCCGTGTTGGTCATGTCTTGAAGAGCCGAATCCACAGCCCGTCGACCGCCCTCCACTGTCCTGCTTGTGAAACTGTTGGCAAAGTCAAATCCGCCATCTTGAGACTCTATAGTAGTGACAAGATCCGGCCCCTGGCGCTCGGTGCCGCCGGTAAATATCGTTCCTTTGAATATCAGTTCTTGCCTGTCCTGATAGCCACACGACAGACGTATTGGGATGCGCTTGCCCTGCTGCTCAGCATCCTTTGCCAACGCCAGGCGCTTGCGCTCTTCGATGTTGTAAAGCTGAATGCGGGCCTTGTTAAGCCCGCCGCTAGTAGATTTGTCAACCTCAAAGGTGATACGCATGGGTGGCCGGATAATTTCGGTGCGCGTGCCTATGTCGATCTCTAGCGTGTAGGTTCTGTTAAATCTTTGGGTGCTCAAAACTGCACCTCCACGCCCCGAATCTGCACCATATCCGCAGCCTCGAGCAAATAGATTTCGCACCGGCCTGCGCTGAAATCCTGTCGAGTAAATGGGTCAATACCGTTGCCGCTTTTATCAATGCAGAAAAAGTCAAACGGCTGATTCTGGCTTATTAGGTGAAGCACCCCCACCGACATCTTCAGGCCGTACACCTGCCTGGAGCCAAACTCTACGTCAAAAAGCCATACCTGTGTGCGCGGGTAAAACCTCAAAACGAACGTGATCTCATCTTGCTCAAAAAGAATAGTGTGCCGCTGGATAGGCTCATCAGTGATGTTTTGTAATCGTTTCATGCTAACCCCCAGACACTAGGTTTTTAAAGGAAGTGGCGAGGCTGTCGGCAACGTCATCGCCCTCTTGAACGCCTTTGTCTTTTGACGATTCCGTTTGCCCATTAGTAGCGGTTGACGCAGCAGGTGCCGCTGTTATTTCTGCAAATATGACAGCAGCAAACCGGAATTGCTGTAGCTCCATTGTAAAGTCTAGCGCGTTTTTTTCGTTGCTTCGACTAGTCTCAAGGGAAATGATATACATTCTGTCGTAAGTGCGGAACGGCATATCAATGCTTATTAGCTGATCGCCTTCCTGCAATGATTCCATTGTGTCGATAAAATTCTCGATGTTGCTTTTTTCTGTACTGTCCTGCATTCCCAGATAACCAGCTATTCGGTCGCTTGCCTCAAGAAATCTATCAACTTGGCCCACGACATTGTTAAAGTCATTTGCAAGCTCCGACACTCTGCTGAGCTGGGCTTGGGTTCTAGCGGGCGCGTACTGCGTAATGTTTCCAACTTGTGACTGGGCAGCCTGTAAAGCGGCAATAGCAGGGTTTGGCATTACAAACGTGTCCGACACGCTCCCCTCAATGCTCAATGTTATTGGGTTGCGAATAATGTGATCGTTTATGTGTGTGCCGTCTTCCAGGAATGTGGTCGGCACAGATGCGCTGCGGTTTACCCGCTCGCTGACGCGAGCTGCTGTAATGAATCCGCCGATGCCTACAGCCTCTTTTTCATCGTTGCCGAACTGGCTGCTAAGATAATCACGAACGCTCATTAACTGCCCCCTCTGCCCACTGTCTGATTCCGTGCGTCTTCAAGCTGTCGCTGCAAGCCGTCTGAAGCCGCTTTACCGGCCCGTTCTGGATCTGATGTGCGAATGTCCATGGTAACGTTTTGCTCTACTGTGCTGGACTGCGCGAGGTTGTTGGCTCGCCCGCCGCCTGGCTGAAAGACTTGTGACGACTGGGCCATTGGCATTGTGCTTTCTCCGCCACCGAAAAGCCCACTTATAGCGTCCGTAGCCCCACCGAAAAGCCCACTGATGGCCCCGCCTGCCTCGCTGGCAAGATTGCCGACAGACTCCGTTGCGTTCCCAACACCTTCGGCTGCTCCGCCGATTAAGCTGACAGCCCAGTCGGGCAGTATGCTTAAAGCCATTTGCTTAATGGAGTCAAAAGCCGCACCAAAAACATTCTCAAAAGCTATGGCAATGGTGTCTACGAATATCGAAAAACTATCTGTCAAATCAGCAATGCCTTCGGAGAAATTACCGGTCATCAGCTTACCGATGCCAGAAAATATACCTCCGAATGTCGCTAAAAAGCCAGTGGCAAGGCCGAGCACGAGGCTAAACACTTCTTTAAATCCGTCTATGATGTCAACAAGCACCGGCTGTATGTCAAAACCAAGAAACTCTTGAAAGAAATCAGCTATGACGGACTGGCCACCGCTCAGCGCCTTTGATAGATCATCCACCGCAAATAATATTCCAGCAATACCGGCAACTATGAGGGTTACGGGTGAGGTTATAAGCGCCAGAGCACCTGCGAATATAGCCGGGCCAGCCGCAGCGACAGCAAAGGCGGCAGCAACACCAGCAATCAATCCACTAAACGGTTCCAAAAGATCAAATATTATTTTGGCCCCGCCGGATATTCCGCTGACAAGCTTCCCAAATACATCAGCAATACCCTGCAATACCGGTCTAATGTCAAAGCCAAGAAATTCTAAAAAGAAGTTTCTGATAACTGAATTACCACCCTGAAAAGCAACTATCAAATCATCCAATACAACTATAACGGCTGCAATCCCAGCAGCAATAAGAATGGCGGGCGAGAACACAAGCGCCAGCGAGCCGGCAAACCCGAGCGTATAAACTTTTGCCAGCAAGAAAGCTGCGCCGACTGCCGCTATAAAGGGCGCAACCCTTATGAGGGCGTCAACCAGGTCGCGCAATATCCCCACAGTCGCCGTGATGCCGTTGATGATAAAGTCTTTGTTGGACGCCAGCAGGCTGGTAAAGTCATTGGCCATTTCTGTCAGCTCGGGCGCAAGGCCAACAGCAATAAACCGCTTGACCGACTGCATGCCAAACCCTAGCTTGCTAAGCGATTCGTTGTAATCCTCTGCGCTCTTTACTTGTTTGGTCGTAAGCACACCCAGCAGTTGAGACTCTTCGCGCAGTGCGGCCATTTCAGAACCGGTTTTATTTAGCATGCTTAGCAGGCTGGGGTCTATGCCAAGTGCTTCAGCAAATCCCTGCTGCTCGCTCATGGACAGCCCTAACTGCTTAAAGCGGCTGCTCACTTCTGCCAAAACGGAATCTGTAGACTTTACTTGCCCGTTAGCATCCCTAACGCTAATGCCAAGCCGTGAAAAATCTTCACTGCCCTTTTGTGCGGCCTCGCCAACCTTAGCGCTTAGTCCGCTAAGTGACGAAAAAAGAGCTTCGCTTGATGAACTGGATTGCTCTGCAATGAAAGACAATTCCTGGATCTTCTCGACGGACACACCGGTTTGCGCGTTAAGGTCTATAAGCGGCTGAAGTGATTGACTGATCCCAGTCACAAACTTGCCGACACCAAGCACGGCAACACCGAGTCCCGCAGCTAGGCCGGCCAGCAAACCAATGCCCTTGCCTAAAGATGAATTGTAACTTTGTAGCGGATCAAGTGAGCCTTCAAAGCCAAACCTGGTGATTAGTTCCGTGACGACGGCCATAGATTGAGCCTATGCTGATTGCATTTCGCACAAGTATAGCACAGCAGCGGGCCGTGTCACCGTGCCCGCTGAGCTTCGTTCATGTGGTACTGCTCGATAGCTGACGCGATCTCCTGATACTCCACCGCGTCGAGGAAGTCCCGCGTGTCCATCTGCCGGATCTCGGCAAGCGTGCCGTAACCGTGACGAACCAAGGCGTGCTCTATCATCGCCTGGTTGCTAAGGTTTGTGCGCTTGACAAGGCTGGGTTCGGACAGTGGTATCGGGACAGTTAGCCGCCAAGGTTCCCTTTCAAAAAAGGGTAGCTATATACGCCCAGCATCGTCGTAATAAAAATAACGTAATCTTCCGGGTACTGGTCAAAGTGGATTTTTAGCTTGCTGAGCTGCTGATCCTCAAACAGCACGGTTTCGAGAATCACCTTCTCAACCGGCTCAAAATCAACAGAATCCAGAAACGAAAAGTCGCCCCCTTGAATCTCACCTTGCCGTTTGGAGAAAAAGGCAAACACTCGGCGCCGCTGATTGTGCGTAACGGTCGTTAGCTTGTATTCCCGGCCACTGGGTAGGGTTGCTGATTGGTCTTCGTGGATAGCTTTTAACATTTCAAGTGCTGTGTTTTGTTCGGTCATTGCTATTTTCCTTGTTTAACTATTGAGTTTACCGGCTTGCACTTCTTGCCCACCTGATACGCTAATCCTACAAAAACATACACTATAAGGCTCATTAAGAGCCAACCGCCCTCATAGTTGCCAATGTCCATGTGCAGCAAGCCTATCGTAAACAGGCCGGCAGGTGCCGCCAATAGGCCAGAGATGACAGCCCTCAAGGTTACAGCTTGGCCGATGTGACAGCAAATCAGAAAGGCTACAGCAAAGCCCATCAATGTCATTGATGCCGCGTCGTCAGTGCCGAACTTGTAGACTGAGTAGAATGCGATTCCGCCGACAATGCCGGGAATTAGTTCGTGTGCTTTTATCTTAACTGCTCCTGATTTTGTAAATTAATAGATAAACTCATGCTTTCTTGGCCGGCTTTAAATCCTTTAGAAAACAACCTCCAGCGCTGACGCATATCAGAATCTTTGTAGTTCCCTCCCTCGCTTTTACTGAGGTCAAAGTTTCGCGATGATTTTTTAAAGGGTTCTTCAAAAATATCTCTGCCGTCGTTCATGCCGCCTTCCTCTTTCTTGCTGTCACTTCTTTCTCAAGAACTTTGTTAACGTATGAATTTATGCTGCGCCCGTCTTGCGCCGCAAGAACTGCAATTGCCCTTTTAATTTCAGGGGTAGTTCTAACTCTTAATTCTGAAGCTTTCTTCGTCATGCCTGCTGCTCCTAATTAACTTAGTACCCAATATAGCCGCATTGTGCGTACAGTGCAAACATAAAAAAAACCCCACCAATTGGCAGGGCTTTAAATCCGACTCTGTTACAGGTTCCGCGATGCGTTCCGAAACCGAACCATGTACTCCTGTAGTGCGTTGCCGTCTGTGCTGGATTTTGTATTCGTAGGCTGCGTGGTGACGCTTCCGTTCTCCAGAATCCAAGACTCTACGCCGGCCACACCGTCACGGGTGAAACTCTCTTTGGCGCTGCCATTGATAACGACCGGCGGCGACTGGCGAGCCAGGTTGTTCATGAATATGTCAGATTCGCTGAACCGCTGAACCCGCAGCATGACGTCGTGTACGCCTCGGTCGCTGCGCTCGTTGATGTTTACGCCACCGTTGATGCTGTTGACGTGTGAGGTGGCCGGGTTGACTGGTGTAATGACGACGTAATCGCCCTCAATCAAATCCACAATGGCTGTACCGTTGAGCACCACCGTTGAACTGTCTACTGCTAATGCAATGCCTGCCATGATGCGTGCTCCTAACGGTTAACGTTTACGATGATGTCAATGTCCTGGATTGCGCCAGACAGCTTGACCGCGCCTTGTAGTACAGGCGATTTGCGGGCCTCGCGTGAGGCTTGCGATTGCGCAGCTAGCGTGCCGGCCAGCCAATAGAAGCCGTTGTTGGTGATGTTGCGCTTGAACGTTTCTAAGTCGCCAAACGTGTCTGGGCTTGACCATGTGCCAGGTGCAAATACGCCCGCCCGCACAAACTGAGTAGTCGTCTTTTCGGCTTGGTCAATCAACTGGTTAACGCCGCGTGTGGTCTGCGGGATCTTGGTGCTGGTTTGTTTGAGCAGGTTGTACATGTCGATTTGCAAGAAATCCACATACGCAATCAGGTTGTAACGTTCGTCGGTAAAGTTGTTGGCGCCACTGGTCAAAATTGCAGGCGTTAATTTAATGGTCGTGTACAGGTCTAGGCCAACAGTCTGCGCCTGGTTAACCTGGGTCTGTGTGTATTCCTCTGCTGCCACTGACAGCTCTTTCAGATGCATTGTCAGCGCCGAGTTTTCAGCCGCAAAATTAACCGTGTGCGCCCGCGCCATGTACGATGCCGCCAGCTTGCGGTTGCCTGCCTTGCTAAACAGCATCCGATAGTTAGTCAGGCTTGACAGTTTGATGTCCCAGACCACGTTTGTCGGGTCAACAGTCAAGTTGGCCGGCGCGTCAAACACATCGTACTGAAGAACGTCGTTAGCTTGGCCAAACTCTGCCAGCGCCTTGGACTCTTCATCTGTTGGGTTGTCGATGAACATAGCGCCGCGAAACTTGACCTGGGCAAACAGCTCTGTGATTGCCGCCAGCTTGGTTTCAGCGGTTAGCGTTTCAGCCGCCGCGCCTTGAGTCAGGAAGCCACCGGAGCCGGTAGTCAGCGCCAAGGTCTGGCCGATGAATGTTCCGGTGCCTGGGTCGCTTGCGAACGTGACGGTGCTGGATGCGCCGCTGGTGTCGCTTGTAATCACAACACGCTGATCACTGATTGACGCGGTTGCGCCGGTCAGCTCTGCGTCGATAACGTCCACAATCGCCGCCAGCGTGGTTGCGCTCTGAAAGTCCAGGCCGGTCAGCGCTTCGGGCACGCCGTCCACGTCCACGGTTAGGGTTCCGTCTGCTACCTGTTGCAGGCCGCCGACTACGGATGCCTCAGATAGCTGTGCTCCGTTTAGGCTTGCATTAGTAGCCGCAACAGTTTCCTCTGCGCCGCGCCAGTAGCCGATGACCAGGAAGCCACCCGCGTTGGTGGCGTTGGGTGACGTGCCAAAGAATGAAAGCGCGAAATCGTACGCTTTGCTCGCTGTCCCGAAGTCAGTCGCAACGCTGCCAGAATCGGAATAGATCCGGTAGCGACTCGCGGATGACAGCGGGCCTTGTTGCTCGCTGGTCAGCATTGTGACCACGTTCGGGTTGTCTGCCATTGCCAATGCGCCGCTTTGCAGCAGGGTGACGGTGACGACGTTATTAATGCTCACACTCATGGTCAAATCCTCTGTTTAAAGTGCTGTTACGCGGATTCTATGATAACAGTAAAAGGGTTACGGCGTATCTTGTGGGATTGGTGTCAACCCTAGCGCCGCAATGTGATCCTGCGCTGACTCCAACCGGCCGCCTAAGATCACCGCGATAGCATCAGGCGTTGCCTTGCCGCCGTTGATCTGTAGCAATGCCTGAGCCCTTGTGGCTGCTTCTACGTCCATGTCGGGCGCGTGTGCCGGGGCTTGTAGTTGCTGGCCTGCTAGTTCTGCGAAGATGGGCTTGGCGACTGTTGACGCTACCGAGTACAGGCTGCCGTTTTCGTCTTGGTAGCTGGAACCGACAAAAGTTTGATCGTCTGCTCGGGATTCTCCCAAGCACAGTGCAAGTTGATTTGCTTTAGGTGTCAGCAGCTCTGGAACTGCGATTGTGGCGCGGCTTGTGTATGCCGTGCTCATAGTGTTACCCCGTTAAGAGATGACATGTAATTTTCTAGCTCAGGAACATTTGACGACTTGTCTGCAAAAATAACAGCAAAACCATAAATTCTTCCAGCATAAAAAGCGGAATCGTCGCCGGTAAAGCCAGACCTTCCAAGCGCAAAACCATTAGAGGTTACAGCTTGAGAAACGCTCACAGTGCCCGCCGAAGCTCCATTTATCCGTCCAAAAGCCGTGTTGCTTGCATCACGATAATGAGATATTACAGCGTCGTCATTTACAGACAAAGGCCAAGTGCCGGTTATTCTGCCGACTCCGGAGGATTTTACATCAAAGAAATAGTTTCCGCTGCTAAACGGCAGATGACCCAAGAGTCTGTTTGACGTAGATGTACCAAAACCATACAGCGTAGATTTCTGTCGAGATGTTTCTCTATGTGCGGCAGCTATTGTGAAGGCGTTTATGATGCGAGAACCAACACTAAAAAGCACATCATCAACGCCATCAAACTCCAGCCAGTGCAGCGTGCCATCTGTGCGATATATGGGCCTAGCTGCGCTTGTTGATTGCGTTGCGTGATTGCCGTTCCCCGACTGATCCAGCATCAGCCCCACGGGATCGCCGTCCGCAGTCACTGGCGTTGTGCCTGCGGCGTCTTGAAACAGCGTAGAGATGTCGCCAGGGGTATAATACGCGCCTTGCTCGCCTAGAAAGAATAGATCCGCTGGTGTAAAAACATAAGGCCGATGCTGCCCCTTACCCCCTAGCATTAGGCCGAATTTTAACAAGTCATTTCTCCCTTTTGTAAAGTTGACATTTATAAGGTTGTCAATACTTGCGGACATTAGTGCGCCCTCTAGGCAAAATGGAACGCGCCGCTTGTAACTTCTACAGTCACGGCTTCAGTGATCGAGAAATCATCACCCGCCACAAACGCAACAACCGATGTACTTGCGTCACCCCACGTCAACGTAAGCGAGCCATCCTCAACGCAATGCGCAAGCTGTGGACGCAAGCCGGTATCTGGGTCGGTCACAACACCGCTTGATATATTAACAAGACCTTTCCGCAACGGGAACGCTTGGACGGAATCGCCTGACGCGCTGGGTGCTAATCTGATTTGTGATGCCACGGTTGATCCTCGTGTTAGGGTTCGATTACTAAGCCGCGCTCAGTTCGTAATTCGATTTGTGCGGTGTCAATACGCAGCGTGGCAACATGAACCGCGACGGCAAAGCGTACGTTCAGTGTCATGTCCTGCCGTTCTCCATAAGTCATGCCAGCCAGTATTTTAACGTCGGTTATCGTCGATACCTGATATACCCCTAAGCCTAACGACTCTTGCAGCTCGCGGGCTTTCTGTGACTGTATGAGCAAGCCGAACTGTGTTGCGGTGGTCCATGCGTCAGGCCCATAAAACGATAGGGTCAAAGGTGCCTGCCATTGCTGTTGATATGTCATTTCTTCAGCGGTGTCGTCGTATCTTTCGCCGCTTGCAAGTCTTTGTGCTGCGCCAAGTGCGTCAATGCCAATATGCGCAATGGTAAAATCTTCTATTTCGTAATTCTGGCGACCAATGCGGATTAACTGCTCGTCATAATCCAGCAAGTCGCGCACGAATAACGCTGTCAGTCGCAGTGCTTCGTTCATGTTGGCGCCACCAATGGCCGCTTAGTTTCCGCAGCAACGACCTCAAAGTAGCCATAGCCGCGCCAGGGTCCACGTTCTGTCACGATGTAGTCTTGCCCGTCGTCTTCAATCAGCTCGCCGATCACTATGTCTGCGCGGCTGTGAACGAGGATATATTCGAGCGCCCAGTCTATCGTTTGCGGGTTTAGCTTCTGCTTCTCAGCCACTTGAACCACGCACAACTGCGACCGGGCCACCACGGTCAGCACTGGCACAAAGTCCACTGTGGTGTTCGTCACGGTCTTTATTACCGTTGGCTGCTCCCACTCTATGAGCGCGTCGGATACGTCTAGTATGCTCATAAGCCGCGCACTACGTATGTTATCGAGTTGCGCAAGGTGCCGGTGTCAATCAGCACTTGGCTGCTGCCCTTGGCGTCCTTGGTCGCTTGCGTAATGTCCGGCCACTCGCCATAGCCCCGCGTTGTAAATGCGCCCTTGCTGATATTAACGGCAACCGTTCCAATCAAGCCTAGCGCCTGCTCTGCTTTCTTGCCGCGCTGGAATACATCTTCAAACTGTTTGGCAATGGCTGTAGACAGTTCATTTCGCTTGGCCGTAAACGGCGTACGCAAAAATGACCGCCGTGGAACGCCAGCACCATACTCATGCTGAGCGCCCACCGTGGCAACTGTCTGCCCATCGCCGTATACCTTGCCGCCCACTTCTTCAGCCGGTAAGCCTGCAGCAACATGGCCGCGCTTGGCTTTCTCAAGGTTCGCCAGGTAGTCACGGGTACGGGCTAGCATCTGTTCGGGTGTCAGCGTCATACAAACACCCCGCCGCTGTTGCGCGATGTTAGCAGCAGGTAACGCGACCCGTAGCGCGTAGTCTGCAACCAGGACTTGCGCTCACTTGCCGGCGCAATGCCTTGACTGTAGGCAATTGACACGCTGCCGACTGATTTGGATTGCACAGATTTAATGTTACCGCTGCCCGGCAATGTCTCGCCAACCAATAAGTGTGCCAACAAGTTCAGCACAATTTCTTTATCACAAGCCGCGTCGTAACTGCCTCCGAAATAGCACGGCCATATAGGCTCAAGAATCGGTAGGTATTGGTCCACCGTTGCAGTCTCGAACTCAGGAAAGCGTGCTTTAAAGTCGGCGGTTACTGTCATGCGTTAGACCCATTCCAAAAAGCCACAATCGACAGCATTGGCAACACGCTTGCTTGCTAGGTTGTCAGCCTTGTCTGAGTCTGTGAGCTTGTATGTTACGCCAGGGTGCACAATTTTGCCGTACATCACTTGGCGATGACTTGATACATTCTTGAGCATAGCCGGGGTTGCAGGCTCCGCTTCCGGCTTCTTTAACTTCGGCCTGCCTCTTTGCTTAAAGTCTTGCATGTGTCACCTCAAGAAATGCCAGCCCTGTGTGAGCGGCTGGCCTCTGCGTTACAAGCCCCGTAGAAACCGAGCTGCTTCGTCTTCGATAACGTCCAAGCCTGCAACGCCAAAGAACGACTCGACATAGTACTTAAAGCCGCGCTGTGATACAGCAGACACGTTCAGCGGCACCGGCAAACGGAACTGAATAGCCCGGCGGTTAGAACTAAACGCTACGGTTACAGACGCGCCCCCGGCAATGCTGACTGCTTTGGTGGTAAGGCCGAAAGTGACAGCCGGGAAGTTGGCTCGCAAGGCGCTCAACACGGTCATTTCTGAACCGCTGGAGTTCAGGATTTTGGTTGATGCGACGTTAAAGACAGTGCTGGGCATGACCACTCGGTCAGCCATGTACGTCTCAACGTTCAGGACACCGGCAAACTGCGAGGTTAGCAGCGTGGCGATTTCGTCGTAAAGCTCTTGGCCGGTTGAGTTAATCGCAGTTGCCGCTGCGTTGGCTGTTGCGAACCCGCCATAGTTGAGCAGGCCGGTGGTCTTCTGGGTGCCGTCAGTGCGCGTTTGGCCGAGGTAGCCAATAGTGTCCAGCTCTCGGTTGTACAGCTCCGCGTGACCCTCAAAAAAGCGGCTTGGCAGGTTGATGTTCTCAAGCTCTGCTTGCTTCAACTCAATTTCAGAGTAGTCGGACTCGGCCTCTTTGGTGAAGACCGAGATGGTGTCGTCTTCGCCTTCAAGGGTAATCTTGCCGGTGGTGTTGGTGTTGGTGCCGGACTCACGAAAGCCGCCAACGGTCTTGAGTTTCAGCTTGCGGATGCTGGTAGCAAAGCCGCCCTCGTTGTTCAGGGTAATGCCTTGCTGCAGAAATGTCAGGCCAGCAAATTCTTGCGTGAAGATCTCGGCACTGACGTGCTCCAAGTTCCGCGCCAAGATAATGCCGCCTTCGTCTTTAAAGTGTTTCTTTGCAAACGCGGCGGCAGCGTCAAATGACTTGATCCCATAAAGGGACTGCACTCGCTTGATGTCATTCTTCATTGTAGTCAATCCCCTTAAATAAACTTGTTGATGCGAACGAGCCAAACCAGTGCGGACTTCTGCTCCCAGAATACAACATCGCCTGCACTTACAATGCCGCCAGTAACACCCGCCTCGGTAGCTTTTCCGGCGTCTGCGCTTGCTGCGTTGATAAAGTTAACATCGTCATAACGGGCAGGGTCGGCAGTGTCTGTGACGGTGACGGTTGCAAAGCCGAAGTTTATGATTTCTGCTGCTGAGTCAATCGCGGTTCCGGTCGTGCTGTAAATGCCGGTTCCGATCTCTCCGGTGATCTTGCGCTTGACAATGCCGACGACTACCGGGGTTCCAGAGCCGTCCATGTTGTCTACGCGGCCAGAGTCAAACTTTGCAAAGCGGCCTTCAATTAAGCCGTTCTCAAAAGTCTCAAAGCTTGATACGTTGTAGGGGCTTGCGGTAATGACTTCGCCCGCGCCCAAGTCCGGGTTATCTTGGAGTACAGTGTTTGCAAAAGACATGGGTTATTTCTCCCCCAAAGTGTCAGAGATACGAGACATCAAACCGGAATCGGCTTTAGTGTCACCAAATTGCGAGTAGTCAGTGTTCGCCTTGCGCAGCAACTTGAACGCGACGGACAGCTCGGCATCTTCGAACTTGTCAGTGCTCTGGGTGGCCAGGGCGTCACGCATAACAGTGCGGGCAGACTTGCCGACGAAATTATAATCAGCGTCTACAAAGTCGCGGGCCTTGTTGACAACTTCGGAGTACAGGCGGACTTGGCCTTTAACAGCGCTGGCGACAGCATCTTTAAACTTGGTGGAGTCGGCGAAGTTTTCTTTGCCGTTCATGTCTTCCATGTCAGCGTCTTCCATGTCTTTATCCATGTCCTCCATGTCTTTGTCTTCCATCTCCATGTCTTCATCCGCCATATCTTCTTCGGCAGGCATGACACCCTGCTCTTTGGCATAGGACATAATTTCCTGCATGGCTGGCATCAACTTTACAAGCTGGTCAACTGGGACTTTACGGATAGCTTCGGGCAAGCCTGTGGCAATCTCCACGATCTGCTCCAGGCTCACCGAACCTTCAGCGTCGGTAAACGCCTTGATTAACTTCTTCGGCTTCATGGTGTCGCCCTCCTGGGGCTTTACGGGTGTATCGGGTTTGCGGTCAATGAAGCTGCACAGGGGGCCACAACGGCCAGCAGGGACAGCGGCAAGGTGATGGGGTTGTATGTTTATCTGCTCAAAGTCAAAACGGCTGTGTGGCACAAGGTCTGCTTCATAGCCAAGAGATAATTGATGTTTGTCTTTTAGGAGGATCTGCAATTCATCGCTTACAGAAAGCTTATTATGAACTGCAATTCGCGAGTGCGTTGGCTCGTCCACTAAATCAATTACCGCTGACGACTCCACTTGCGAGCCAGACTCAACAGCCGGCCCATCCATACTTACATGGCCATCGGTCAGCGGTATTCCGGGCATAAGGTAAGCTGCGTTTGCAATAGTAGCTGGACCCCGGTAGACAGTGAACACGCGATCAAGTGGCTCAAGGCCAAGCTCTGCCCCCAAGTACTCAAGAACGCCATCCCGCACAGACACGGCAGTACGCGCTGTATCTGAGTAAACAGCTAGATCGGAAAACTGCTTGCGAATCGTTGGCATATAAAAGCCTTTAACTGGTTTGCGCAATTTTAATATGCTAAGGCTATGGTGTCAAATTGGTGCGTTTATTGCTCCATCTCGGGAATGACCATTATTGCTGTGCAGCGACAATTATAATCTGTTCCAGCCTGCAATGTTTTACCATCACAAGAAGAATACAGCCCCTCGCTTAATAGGTATTCTTTTCCATCTCGGACCTGGTGACATGCTCTCACGCGCTCATCCATTGAGGTTTTCCAGACTGCCTTTTTAATGCCTAGATTCTGCGCTCTTGCCTTGCTGGTTAAACTGTTGAACGTGGCAATCTGAGTACGCGCAACCATCTTGGCATGGCCCCGGCGCTGCTCCACCATGCCATCAAACTGCTTCATTATCTCCGGCAAGCTCTTGCCCTCAGCCATGGACCTAAGCGTGTTGCTTGTCCACTGCTGCAGGGTATCGTCACGCATCTTCTTGACCCACTGCTGGGTTTCGGCTTGAAAGGCGTTGATCTGAAACGTCAGCCCTTCGGTGGCTTCAAGCTCTTCTCGGCTAATCCCCACGCTTGCAGACACGCGCCGGTAAAACTCTGACTGATTGCGCCGGTTGACCTTGCCGGTGTACTTGTTGGTCATCTTGTCAAGACGCTTGCCGTCGAACTGCTTTAATAGCTTGCGCTGTACACGTGCCGCCATGGCTAGAAACACTTTGGCAAAGTTACCGGATTGCTTGGCGTCTTGCATGGCTACTGAGTCCGCGAACTTGGCAACCGTATCCTGATTCAACTCGCTGAATATCTGGTTACGCCAGCGTTGCGCCATTTGGTCGACCATGTATTCTATGGCGTTGCCGAACTGCCGTATCTCCGACTTAGGTGGCTCGGGTGACTTTACTTTCGCGCCGTTTGGACAGCAGACTTCACGCTTCATTGTCGCCCCCCATCAGTTCCTCTAGGCTCATGCCGCCCTGCTCAGGCGTCGGCGCTTCGCCCTGATCAGGCTTGCCAAACATTTCTTCAAATGGGTCACTCTCGGTCACGCCGTTATCTAGCAAATACTTGTCGTAGTCAAGGCCCATCTGCCATAGCACAAGAGCGTTTTTAATAACCTCAGTCTCTTGGCCGATGCGGTCTTTGTCGGTCTGGCCCTGGTTCTCTTTGAACGACACGCGCCCGCGCCCGTGCATAGCCATAAGCCGGTTAATCTTGTCCAGCAGATACTCTGATTGCAGCGATTTGATGGTCTGCATGTCCACCTGCCTGTCGCCCTCGCCACTGCCGTTCAATCCTTTAGGTGGCTCACCTACTAGGGTAGACAGTGACAAGCCCGTCACCATAGCCAAGCGGCGCAAGGTAATCATGTCTGACTCTGCCAGGTTGCTCAGGGTTTGCTGTACCGTAACAACCTCATCTTCTTTGTCGATGACGCCAGCGCCGTATGATGACCTAAGATCTTCTAGGCCGGCAAAGTAACGCAGCAGATCATCCTCTTTTTTGTCGTTGATCAGATCCTTGAACCCGGTGACCTTGTAAAAGACTGTGGATGACTTTTCAAGGATGGCCGGCACGGCACGCTGTACAATTTGATCGCTCACCAGCTCGTTGCGGATCAGCTCAAATTCAGATATGCCGCCAAAGAAATATTCAGGCGCGTCAAGCTCAACCGGCTGCACGTAAGTCATATCGACCACGCGGCTCGGGTGGATTGTAAAGCCGCGTATGCTGTAGAACTTTGGCTTGTAGTAATTGGGGCTATTTAGGTTGTGCTCGACGCTCTGGACATACACCATGTCGCCGCTAAACACCAGGCATCGAACGTTCGTGTAATCGTCAATCACTGGCAGGGGTGAGCTAAGGTCAGCGCCAGGCTCTTGCGTGACGATGATCCCACGGCCAAACGCCAGCATGAATTTGCAGGTGTTTTTGACGTGTTGCTGAAGGCGTGTCTCGTAATAGTCTTTGTCTATTGTGCTCTCGAATTGCAAAGTTTCGTTCAACGCAATGCCGGACTTGATGCGAATGATCTTGCTACCCACGCCCGTCTTATAGATCGCCCGCAGCTCGTCAAAGTCTACCCGCGTGCTGGTCATGCGGTTGTTGTTGTGCACGTTGCGCCGGTTCGCCAGCTTGTTGGTGAGGCTAGTGATGCCGTCTGCGAATCTGCGGGGGAAGCTGGGCATTATAGGAGTTTTCCGTAGTTGGTAAATTTTCCCTTCATAATAGGCTCCAGCGCGTATCTTATCGCATCAATGGCGTGATTATCAGAGTCTACCAGCTTCGGCAGTATGTCACCAGAATAGCGGTCAACCTTGTAGCTGTACAGGTTGAACTCGTTGAATGTGTTTTTGCATCGCGGGTGGATGATGATCTTGCCAAACGAGCGCATGAACTCTATGCCATCTTCAACCGAACCGGCACCCTTCTTGCATGAAACTATGCGCCGAATGCCGTGGCGCTTCAGATAGCTGATTGACTCTGGCCTGGCGTTGTCCCCGCGTACTGTATGGCGTTCAACGTCTGGCAGGCTCTCGATCATGGCCTGGCTTGTGTCGTCAATCTCAAGGTGCTGAGCATATAGCTCGTGCTCGATATACAGGTCGCCATTATAAGCCCAGCACTTCACCCCTGCCGTGGGGTCCTGAGAAAACCCGAAATCAAGGCCGAAGTAAGGACCGTCCCAGTTGTACGCAGGTTCAAACTCGCGCTGCACATACTTGCCACTGAACACTTGGGCCTGTGAGCTTTCCCAGAATTGGCCCTCCCAGATGTGCGCGTATAGCGACGGGTCTAGTCTTTCCAGTGCGTCGAGGCGCTGCTCTTCTAGTATTTTGGAAAAGAACGGATTGTCTTGCCAATTAATTTCGACAATGTGCGACCGAGGCGGCGGCGTACTTAATTGAAATGTTTGCGCCACCCAACTGTTACGCTTTTTTGGGTTGTAAATAATCCATATTTCGGAGTTAGCAGCGCGTATTGTTGGCAGCAGATCCACCCAGCCCGCCGCCGGTATATCTTCCGCTTCCTCAACTACGCACAAATCCACCTGAGCAAGCGACTTTATAGACCCGATGTTGTGACGCAGGCCGCGAAAGATGAACTCTGTGCCGTTGCTGCGGTGCCGAAGGTAATCAACGCCGACGTCGTATTGCGTAGACAGCCAAGGGCAAGACTCAATAGCGTTCTTTAACTCGGCATGGAATGATTCTTTAATAGAGTTTTGCAGCTCACGAACGCACAAGATGCGCAGCGGGTCTATGGCACCCCATATAGCGGCCATCTTTGCAGACGTGAACGATTTGCCAGACCCTCGCCCGCCGTGCATTACACGGTATCTAAGGCTGCCTCTAGGCTCAGCAAAGAGTGGTATTAACTTGGGAGGAAGCTCAATGCTTAGGGTCGACAACGGGCGCAACCAGTTCAATGCGGGTGGGGTTTGGCGTCATACTGCCGTCAGGGCTTGTGTGTGACAGCTCCGACTTCTCGCTATAGCCATGATTGTGCAGTATTAGCTTAGTGATAGCAGCGTTGAACGTGCCGTCAAGCCCACGGTTTACCGCTGTACGCTCCTGCATTGCGTCGATGTTCTCTAACGTGTGCAGAAATTCAGGGTAAAGTTTTTCCCATTCGTAGCTTACACGCCTTGACACGCCCAAGTAGCAGCACAGCCCAACACGGCTAGGGATAACGTCGCCGACCTCCTTGAACTTATAGATGTACTCGTCTGCCTGCTGTTGCAGGGCTTGAGTGTACTTTGTTGGCGCGCCTATCTTTGTGTTTTCCATACACCGATTATACACTATTTCGCCAACAAAAAATGCCCCTTGATTAGCGGGCGTAAGGTGCCATTTTGCAGATACGCGCATATGGCTGTAGCGCATCCTCCTACTAATCGCCGGAGGCAGGCTAAAAAAATAGTGTGGCGGATGGAGCTGATCCCATCATCCGGTAGGTTCCGTAAGTGAAAGCCCTAAATGCCTTCCCCTGTTCACTTTCTTTAGGAGAGTCCTGTGCGCATCAGCACTGCGCATTCACCACACTGAAAAAGACTTCGAAATGCTGTCGCTTCGAGAACACGCTTTTAACGTCAACAACACTTTGACCGAAGCCCTTATCAGTGCTCACTGATGCGCCCAGTGAGATGCATGTAACGTCTTACCGTGGGCCAAGAGTCACTAAGCAAATAGCCCGGTCACCTTCTATTGATGTATCCATTGCACACATTACAGCAACTGGGTCCGCTCCGCTAGCTACCATTTCGGCCATTACGTCTTTAGTTTTGTGCCCGGCTAGCATTACACAAAATAGTAATTGTACCCAAAACCGCTGCGATTAATACACATACAAGCGAAGCAAACTCATCTGAAGAATCCATAATCCTACCCTCTGTTTAGTGTGTCCGGCTTTCATCAGCACCGGAAACTGAAGGGTGTCGCTATCGCAGCGAGGTGTTTACTGTAACATTACTCTTGCGCAGTCGTGAAGCCTAGCTCAATGATTTTATCAGCTATTACGCCAACGTCGGATTCTCTGCGCATATAATTTAAAATTCCCGTTAGCAGTATTCGGTCAGCCTTGTCGGCTTCTGGGGTGTCACGGAAGATATAATCATATTCTTTCAGGTCGCTGACCACATTCCAGTTACCCGCCGATCCCTGCACAACAACCTGGCCGACAGGTATCACGACGCACTCAAACCACTCTACGCTTGAACCCCACCGGCACTCACCATGAAAGCCTACTGGTGGCCAGCCGTCTACCCAGTCGTTTGATGGTGGCCCTACAGGGCGCGGTGTGTGGCGGTCTGTGCCCCATTCTGGGGTTTTTCCTTCTTGATATTCGCCGCGGTTCCACCATCCAAACTTAGTACAAAAACAATCGCCCCTGCTATCCCAGTGCGTTGCGCCTTCCGGTGCTTCTGTCCAATCTGGCTTGCTCATATCGTTCTCCTAAGCCCTGTGCGGGCTTTTAATTGTATTGGATAGAAGTGGTTATTTTGCAATTTCTTTAAGTTTTTGCCGGTAAAATTTTGTCAGCGCTTTCAGTTCGTCAATGGTGTATTTCTTGGCCTCGTGCGGTCCCTCTAGCCATGCCAGGTTTTCTGCGCCAATCCTGCCGGCCAGGTTTATGCGGTAGTCAACGACATTGCCTGACTTGTGGTTATTACAGGGTGCGCATTGTTTATGACAATTATTCTCATCAAAGCGCAGTTCAGGATGTGCGCCTACTGTCCGATAATGCCCTGCATGATATTGCCCTTTATGGTGCCTGCCACACGACACACACGGCAGGTCAGAATCCCTTGCACGAATGTATGCGTTAAACGCTGCCTGCGTGTCCTTGGCGTGAGCGCCCTTGGTCTTGATCTTCTCTTTGGCCTGGCGGACATCCTGTCGCTTCTTCTTGCCAATAGACGCCTTGGCCTTTATCAGCCCATAGTCTGCCATGTGCTCAAAAGAGCAAAAGCCCTTCCGTT